GTCAATCTTTGATTCGATGACGGCAAGTTTGCGGTCAATGCGATTCAGAAGTTCACCGTTCGTTAGTGGGCGTGGCTCGGTCATTATTTGACCTCAATGTTTGTAATCGGCTGACCACAAGGCCCACAAGTTACCGAGCCAGTAGCCTCAGCAAACTCAACAGCAACGCCGTTATTTGGGCAAGTTTCAGTTTCGCAAATAGTAATCATTAGCCTTGTGCCGCCATCCAGTTCACGCTCAAAGTTGCAGTTGATGAAGCATAAAGGCTGACACGGTATGAGAAACCTGTCGAAGTAATCGAATAAACCTGCACAGTTGCCTGAGCTGCCGAGTTGACAACAACGCTGGCAACAACAGTCGGTGTGGCAGAGAAACGGTTAGTCGTAAAAGTTACTGAACCAGTTTGTGTTGACCAGGGCGAACCTGAAACAAGTGTTGCGCTTGCCTGACCTGACTCACGACTGGCGGGGGTTAGTGGTTGCCAATAAGTTCCGTCATACGCCCAAACAACACCGGTATCGTTTTGATAAACGTGCATACCCTCAGTCGGCGCAGAAATGGCAGCGTCGCGAGCCGTTGAGTTAGCAAAAACCATAAGGCTCTGCTGCATAAGGTAGGTGTTGACCTCAGACGCACCAAGAACCGCGCCTGCCGTAAAAGTTTTGAATCCTGCACCAGCCATAATGACTATTCTACCAAAGCCCTAGTATCCGAGAACATTCTGGTCGAGAACACCGAAGTTCGCAGAATCCAAACGAAACTTGTTGCCAAACTCTGCCAGGTTGAAAGTCGTGTGGTGTGTTTCAGGTGTAATCGTGTGATTTACGCCAACGATACGTTGATAAGCGGAGATAGCCGAACCGACAGCGGAAGGTGTGTAAGTTATCGACGCAGCATCCCAAATATCGGTATCCAAAACTTTTACCTGATCTGCGGCCTGCAAAGATTCCAACGCAACACTAATCGAGTCGAAACGCAGTTGTGGGTTGTCGTAAATGTCGAGCAAATAGTTTGCCAACGCCTGACCGTTAGTTGCGTCTGGCACCAGCGAAGGGTCAATCGTTAGTGTGCGAATGCCGTAAGCCGAGCCGTTAGCGGCGTTGCTTTGCGAATAGGTTGTGCCGTTAGTCGCAACAACATTGACATTCGTGTAAAGCGTTTCCGACGCATAAACAACCCTGACATCGGTGTATGGGATAGCAGTGCCACCAGCGTCACCAAGAACAATAGAGTTCTTGATGCTCGACGAATAAGTGGTTGTTATTGTGAGCTGTGACGACGACAAGTTTGCTGTGCCGTTCCAAGCCGACGTATAAGTGATGTCAGAAGTATTTGTTGGCTTGTTTGTGCCGTCAAAGTATTCGTCAAGGTAAGGGCTTGCTTCAATCAGCAAACCATCGGCTCGAATCTCAGGTGACTCACTAGCCGAGTTGGTGAGAAACACCAACAAAGGTTTAGAAGTTTTAGGTGTGTAAGTGACCGAAATACGAGTCCAACCGTTAGTCGAGTTGATGCGTGTTTTTGTTGTTGCGTAATCGGTCATAAAGTCTGTGCCAACATTCAGACAAGAAACGAAAAAGTTGATGTCTGCCGCTGTGCTTGAAATGTTGTGAACCCAAACAGAAACCGTGTAAGTCGTATTCTTTTTGAACGTGCTAGATGAATCGTAATACTTGACACCTGTAACTGAACCACCGGTCGGGTCTGTCGGATCGCTGAAAGTTGTTTGTAACGCAGAATATGTGCCGTATTTTGCTGTCGTTGATGATCTGGTAGCAGTCCAAGAAGTAGAACCCACAGATAGCGTTGCAGACTCAACAGACGGCATTGTGGCAAGGTTTGTTCTGTAAGTTACAGCACTAGAAGGCACCTCAGCGGAAGGTTCGCCCTTGAACACAACATCACCGTTACCAGCAACAAACGCAGCCCCACCCTCAGCTTGTGCAACCGTTTGAATGTAATCCCAAGCCGTTGTTCCGTCAGAAACCGTGTCTGTGCCAAGCGAAATGACACCTGGCGAAATCTGTCGAGCAGTAGCCGACCAAGCAACTTCGGAACGGTCAAGAACACGGCCCACACGAACATCGGTCTTTTCCGCAGTCCAAGTTATAGCAGGCAAAAGATTTTTTGATAGTCGGCTAACAGAGTCGTAAGCAACAGCAGTCGCAGTAGCATCGGCAACGATTTGATAATCGAACGACCAAGAGTCGACAAACCCGACAAAGATAACTTGGTTGCCTGAAGTGACACGAACAGACGCTTGCGGTTTGACTTGATTGTTTATTATTCCAGAAACAGAAGGGTCAAAGTCGCGTTTGTTGTTGTCAAAAACTATTGAACAAGACCCAGTTTGAAATCTATCCGTTTCGCGCATAATGCCACGACTAATGTCAACGGATCGCGCGTAACTTGTGACATCTTGATAATCATAAACGCCTGGTGAAGTTTGTGAAAAAGCAAACTCAACCTTTGTGATCGGCAAACTCACGGTTTCTTACCATTAGTTCTATTGTGTCTTGCAATAGCATCAGCAACTAAACCACCAAACTCAGCCGGAGTTTTGCCAAAAGAATAAACAGTTACTTGAATAGGTGCTTCACTAGGCTTTGGTTTTGGTAAAGTTCCACTCAAACTTTGACCAAAAAAGTTTCCTTGAGCCTCAGCTTTCAAAGTGTTATGAAAACCTTTGTAGTTTTTTGGCATAGATTTACCCTTTTGAGTATCTCCACCAAGTGACAAAATTAGTTCAGCCTCAGTTAAAACTCCACCCAGTGGAATAAAAGTTTTAGGCGCACGACCAGTGCTTATCTTGCGAGGATTTTCTGACTTACCTTTTCCTCGACCCGCAACCAAACTGGCCGCGTCAATAGCTGCTTGAATACCACCAGCAGCATTATTCAAAACTAGAATGCCTTTCAATACAGCAAGAGCCGGCATAGCCTTGACAAGCGCACCAACAACGTTTGTAAAACCTTTCATTCCGTCACCGTTGGCAAACAAACCAAAGAATTGAGAAACACCCTGGAATGCATCATTTACGGCTTTTTGAATTTGCACAAATACTTTGCCCGCATCTGTTTTTGGATTTCCTACCTGATCCAGAAAATCTGATACGGCGGGAACGACATTCTTAGTTAGAAAATCAACAAACTTTGTGACCATAGGCAATAACAATTCGCCAAACTTGACTTTCAATTCATCTATGGCAATTTGAAATCTGTCAAAAGGATTAGCAGAAGCTCTAGCGGCTCCGCGAACCTCAGCAGCATAATCTTTGATTAGACCTTTAGTTTTTTTCAACTCAGGCGCAAGTTTGTAAAGAGCTTTTGTGTTGCCATTATGAGCTTTCAACAAAACATTTAGAACAGTGCCTAAAGGCTTACCAGAAGCGGATGCGCCATTCAAAGCAATTTTGAGTAGATTTTGAGCAGTTTTTAAATCACCGGTCGATCTAACAGCATTACCAAGAGCAGGTCTTAGTTCATTTTTTGTTATGCCGACCTGCATTGATAAGGTGTCCAAAAACTTTTCATTAGCGGCAGCTTGTTTCAAAGTTGTGTGAGTTGAATTTTTGATTTGCAGTTCTAAAAGTTTTCGTGACTTCAAATCTTGACCAGCAAGTTTCAAAGACTCTTTAGCTAGATCAAAGATTTCTTTGAATGATGCGGCAACGCCAATAAGTTCGAGGCTATGTTTGACAGACTCACCAAAACTTTTGAAGTGTTCTTTTGCACCATTCAGGCCTTCAGTTGCAACCTTGAATCCAACCGGAACATTTATACCAAACGCCATCTCTAAGCCTTTACATTCCAACGCCGACAATAATCTGCGATCACTTGTTCAATTTTACCTTCTACGGCTGGCAAAGCCTTTTCAGCTGCGGGCCAAACATAACGTGAAGGTCGCCCACCTAGATTTCTAATCAAAGCCGCACCTCGCGCATTACGACCATTAGAATTACGCTTACCAGCCATATCAATCATTGCCAAAACAGGTGAGCCGGCATTCACAGTAACAAAAGACGACAAGCCTTCTGATTTCGTGGCTCTATAAACAATGCGAACGTCGCCTGGTTTTTTTCCCTTTTTTGGATTCCAACCAAGACGACCTGTGCTTCGACCCATTCCCTTATGCAAAGGTGCAACAGTTGGGATAGCAGATTTGATAGCAGTTTTGACTGGCTCGGCAACTGCTTTTATATCTTGTTGCAAATACTTTTTCAGTTCAGGTGCTATGGCTTTGAGTTCTCGATTCAACTTCGAGATGTCAGTATAAATAATGTCTTGAGCCATACAACAAGTTTAGTCTGGGCTATTTTGTGCGCGTAACGCCATCATCATCGTGTAAAGCATACGATCAGACTCTTGCAACAAAACACTAGGCGCGATACCGGTCGCAACCGATAGCGAAGCGATAAACCAATGCTCGCTAGTGTCGCCTAGTGCTACGAAACTTTTGGGCCTTCAATAAACTCCACAAAAGCGACAGAGTTTAGCCAGGTGTCAAAGTCGGCAGTCGTCACGGCTAGACGAACCTGTGCGCGATAAGCCAAGAAACAGAGGTGTTCGTATGTTTCTAACTTGTCGAGCGAAATCTCAAACTTGCGCTCGAACGCGATGATGTCTGGTGCTGCGACCTGAATGGTTGCTGAAGTGCCGTCTGCTAAATCTATGCGTAGTGTTGGGCGCATCTTAGGCTGTGGCTCTCGTCACGGTTCCAGAGATAGGCCACGAAACAGACACAGTGCTTAGGTCGCCGATTTGACCGTTCACGCCGTAAGCGTTGATCAGAACGACAGCAGTGTAGCTCGGATTCGTTGAGCTGATAGCGGTCGAGGTAGGGCTGATAACAACAGTTCCGAGAGTTCCCAGCAACGGCCAAATAGTCGCGTCAACGGCAGCTGCGCCGAAGTCCTGGTTGAATTGCAAGTTCACGGTTCCGGTCTTTAGACCAGCAACACGGCTGCGCCAGGTCGAACCGAAAGCGGTGGTTTCAACATCGCCAACCTCAAACTGAATCTCGGTCTGAGTTAGGTAAGCCGAAAGGTTAGTTCCGTTGAGAGTAGTTTTGAAATCTTGCGCTACGAAAACAGCCACAATAATCCTTTGTTAGAGAGCGAACACTTGAACCGAAAACTCGGCACTTAAATAGTTTATCTCACCTATGACAACGCTTCCGTAAGCGTCAAGTGAAACCATTGTTGAATCGGCTGCGACACCGCCCAAAGTTCTGTCGTTCTCCAAAGCATTCAACACCGAATAAGTGCCATCCGAAGCGACATACTGATCGAGAGTGTTCTGAGCTGAGCGTTCCGAAGCACGACCAACAACGACAGTGATTTTGAAAAGATACTCGGTAAGTCCGCGAGCAAACGACTTCTGATAGTTGATTTTATCTAGGTTTATCATTGCCAACGGCGGATTCACTTGCTCAGGCAAGATAGGCACAACACGCAAACCTGGAATAGTTTTCAGGTTAGCCGCCAACCCTTCACGAAGGGCTTTTACAGTAACAGTCATTAGCCGTTGATTCGCATCTGACGGAAGGGGTCAATGAGCTGCGCAACATCGCCGTCAATCGCACGACCAACACGCATAATTCCAATGTCCGACACACCGGCAATACCCAGCGGCGATTCCAAACGCTTGAACAAACGCGAAGCCTGGATAACCGTTGCGTGCTTGATAGGCTCAGGAACCGCGTTCCAACCCCAACGCCCTGTAACCCTGATAAGGCTGTTCTGACCAAAGTATGGGAACAAGTAGTGACCTGTCGCCAAAATCTGTGTGTAAGGGCTGTAATAGCCGTTTGCGAGGTTGTTTTTCGGGCTTAGTTCATAGTCTGGGTAATCGCCTGAGTTAGTCCAGTTGATGTCGTATTGGTTTTTCATATTGCTCGAAGTGTCCAACGAAGTAAATTCAACCAGGTCGTCGATGAAAACATAATACGGATCGGTGGTTGTGAAGTAACGCTGCTCGCTTGTCGTCGTGCCCTTGTAAAAGAAACGGTTGCAATACTGGTCGATTAGACGGCTTGCCGAGTTGATAGACATTTCTAGCATCGCGTCGTCAATGGTGTCGGTAATTCGCAAAGCCGTTTTGACATCGGCTAGGGAACAATACGCATTAGTTAGGGCCACAAAAAACTCCTGAAGTTGATAAGCCTATTTTACCGCACCAAGCAAACGCCCTAGAACGGGCTGCCACGACTCTTTGAACACTTTAGCGCTGTCATACTCCGCAGCCTTGCTAATGGCCTTCTGTGACCTGCCCTTGCCCTTCTGATAGGCATCCTCTAACGCGTTCACAATCTCGACAACGAACGGCGTATTGAACCAAGCCTTCTGTGGCGCATCCCACAACGGT